CATTCCAAGGTCTCAGCCGATCCGTTTAAGCCTGCGGAGAACGTGAAGAACTCCATGAGTCATTACATGGTGTTCGATCTGCCTCCGGTTGGCTACACGGCGACTGAGATCCTGGCGATCTACACGGGTTTCAAGACCCTGTATACCGCCGGAACGGATGCGATCATCACCAAACTTCTTGGTGGTGAGTCGTAAGGATCTGTCGAACGAGGGTTGGGTTGGCCATGAGTCGGAAGACTCGGAAGCTGACCCTTCTCACGTTCGACCTAGTTCGTTCCAGATGGATGAGAATGAAGGACTCACTCTCTACTTGAAGGTCGACTATAAAGTCGTCCTGATAGTAGTTGTGATCCTAGATCTCGTCCATTTTTCTCTTAACGAGATTGTTGCCCGAGTAATATCGGCCAAATAATCTCGAGAGACTGGAAGAACCTGCCGGTAGGCAGTCCTGTGGTCAATGCAGCGGAGCACGGTTGATAAGACCGTGAAGCTGCACTGTTGGACGCACCAGGCTATGGATTCGATTACCTTCCTGTGAAAGGAGGGGTCGATGAAAAGCCTGATGTCACTCTGGTCCCAGGTTGCGGCGGAAGCCGCAACCCGATGCTGCACGAGTGCCACTGCTGACATTAATACCGCCAGCAGGCGATTCGAACACGAGGGGGTATCGTTTTTGACGATTACTCTCCCGGCCTTTGGCAAGTCATTTGAGAAATGGCTTGATCAAGGGTTTGTTGATCCCATCCCAGCCTTTCGAGGCTGGAAAGGTCTCCCCCGATTTCTCGGAGGTTTCCTGGATCGAGTGTTCGATCGGTGTAGTGGCTTGTTGCTCGAAGATTACTGCATCGAGTCAGTCTCCGCTATCCGACAGCTAACGCTGTTTGAAGCGAAGATTGCCCTCCCGTGCTCAAAGGCGCGGGTGAGGCAAGCGATGCGAGAATTTATCGAGTGTGAACAGGAGGTCCGTCGTTCAGACAGCCGTCTCAGTCGTAGGGATCTGACTGAGTTTCAGCAAATGTCTGACCTGCTGTTTGAGAAGATCTTTACCAAAATGGATAGAGATGTCCATTATGGGGATCTACTCCCACAGCATGGTCCGGGCGCTGTTGCGGATAAGCTTTCCAGTAATGGAAAGTACCGTAACAAAACCTGGACTAGACGACTCGAGGGAGTTCTACCTTCCTACGAGTACCTGATTCCTAACGCTCGTTACTCAAGCGAGTTGGATCAGGTGTCCATCCTTGAACCTGGTGCCGAAATGCCTGTTAAGGTTATTCCGGTTCCTAAGACGTTGAAGACGCCCCGTATTATCGCTGTAGAGCCTACGTGTATGCAATATACACAGCAAGCTCTTAAGCGCTCTTTTATGGGACACTTTGAGAAGGATAACTTCCTTCCAAAGGTGATCGGCTTCCTTGACCAAACTCCTAATCAGGAGATGGCTAGGAAGGGTTCGATTGATACCCGAACCGCGACACTCGATTTGAGTGAAGCCTCCGATCGTGTCTCCAATCTGCTCG